CCTTGCCGGAGGACCTTTGTATATAGAGGCAGAAATAACCGGCACAGCGGGAAATGTCGTAAGAACAGGAGATACGCTTGTTCCATATACAGATGTTGACGGCTTAATATCTGCGACAGTTGGAGAAATTATCGTTTTAGGAGCTGATGAAGAGGACGACGAGAGCCTTCGTGAAAGACTACAAAACAAAATTGGAGGACCTTCCGAAAACGGAAACAAGCACCATTATAAAACGTGGTGCGAGGACTGTGAGGGTGTTGGCTTTGCAAAGATATTCCCCCTTGTAAGAATTGCAGATGGTGCAATTCAGACAGGCATACCGAATTGGGTAACCGGTGTATTGCTTACTGACGAAGGTCGTGCAGTCGGCGACGCCACAGTTGAGCTTGTGCAGGAGTACATAGACCCCGACCAATTAGGATTGGGTGAAGGCGAAGCGAATTTAGGTGCTCATTTTGCCGCAGAAAAAGCCACAGAATTAGATTTTGATATCTCGGTTAGTGTAGAGTTGGCAAGCTCCGCATATACGCTTGAAGACGTTAAAACCGACCTTTCTGAAAGGCTGACCGATTATCTGAAGTCTGTTGCTTTGGAGGAAGTTGTTTTCGTTAATGGAATTCCAAGCAATACGACAATCAGAGTAAAACAAATCGGATCTCTTTTTTCACAGTCAGAAAAGATTATCGATTACGACAATCTTTTAATACGCATTGGCGATGAAGAATTTGCTAATGCAAACATTGACATTTCTCCGCATTGTATCGCTGTCCTCAACGATATAAACGTAACAGAAATGAGTACGTAACGGAGGGATGTGAATGAATTTAAGTAGTTATGAAAGAATACTGAGATTTGTTCCTGTTTTTTTCCGTGACATCTTTGAAATGGATTCAATATACCGGGTTGACGGTGAAATGGTTGACGAGTTAATCTTGAAAATCAACATAGTGAAAGCGAATCGTTATATATTATCAGCTGACGAAGAAACAATTTCGGAGTTAGAGGCTTTTCTGGGATTGGAAAGCGATAGTGATTCCACACTTGATGATAGGCGAAATCTGCTCGTTTCATATTTTACCGGCTTCGGAAAACTGTCTGCAACTACCATAAAAAGCATAATCAAGTCGCTGTCCGATGCAGATAGTGAGGTTACATTCCTTCCGGCCGATAACGCTGGGAACAATTGCCTGAATATCAATATTTTTAACCCGTCTTTCAGTTACCGATTAGATAATATCGTCAAGGTATTGTCTAAAAGAATACCGGGACATATATGGTATAAAATCAGAATTCAGCACGAAAAGAAAGCAACCTCATATATCGGTTTTGCTTTGCAGGGTGGCTCGACAGTAAGAATGACCGTTGCTGGCATAGACCCCAACGATTACAATTGGCTTATTGATGAAATTGGAAACCTCTTACTGGATGAAAACGGACTAATTCTCTTGGATTAAGGAGGTAAGAAATGATATCAGTAGCTCCTACCATAACAGAAGCAGGAAGAAACCTACAGATTAGAGCGATTGCAGGCGAAACAATAACCTTTACTCGCTTTAAGATAGGAAATGGTGAATTAGCGGACATCGATATTTCTGCTTTGGTAGATTTAATTAACCCCCTTGTTGAGTTTTCTATCAACGAAATAGACACGTCTTCATCGGGATACGTAAAACTGACGGGCAAATTCGACAGTACGTATATAACAAGTGATTTCCGTTGGAGAGAGCTTGGCATCTTCTGTAAAGGTGAGGATGATATAGAAGTGCTTTATGCGTATTCCAATGACGGAGAAAACGCCGGTATGTTAAAGGCGAACTCTACGGAGGTAGTCGCAGAACAGACCGTCGCTCTTGTTATTGCTGTCGGGGATGCTACAAGTGTTACCGCTATTTTGTCAGAATCGGTTTTGTATGCTGCTAAAACAGATTTTGACGCACACGTTGCAGACGGAGAAAACCCTCACAATGTAACCAAAGAACAGGTTGGATTAGGGAATGTTCCGAATGTAACAACAAACAACCAGACGCCAACATACACTCTGCCGCAGGTGGATGAAGAACTTGTAAGCGGTGAAAGACTTGGAACGGCTTTCGGTAAAATCGCAAAAATCGTTAAGAGCTTTATTTCACATATCGGAAACAGAGCAAACCCACACGGATGCACACCTGACAATGTCGGAGCGGCAAGCAAGGAACATACTCACTCGGCGGCAGATATCAACACAGGCACTTTAAGCCCTCAACGTGGTGGCACAGGTCTTTCTTCTCCAACGACAGGAGGCTTGTTAAAGTCGAATGGCTCAAATCCCTGTTCTTCTCTTCGTGGTACCGGTGCATTATATTCCGCTTCTGCCGGCAATCCTGTTTTTGGAACATTACCTGCATCAATGGGCGGCACAGGTGTCACAAGTATGGCTTCGCTCCGAAACAATCTCGGAATAATTTCCGTAGGAGAGTACACGGGTAACGGCTCATCGTACCAATTTATCAATCTTGGTTATAGACCTAAGTTTGTTAAGGTAATCTGCGACAACGCACAAACGAGTACAGTTTACAACGGATTTGCGGTTGATGGAATGAATGATGTTGTTAGCACATCGTATCTTTACACAGATGTAAGCTCAAGTCCATCGAGTTATTATCACTACATCAAAGTTGCTATAGTAAGCAACGGCTTCTATGTGTGGTATTGCTCGTCAAGCTCGCATCCACACACAAACGTAAATGGTTATAAATACCACTATGTTGTAGGTAGATAGGAGGTGATACTGTGGCAACAACAAAATTAGCTGAAAAGCCTGTCGTTACCAATCTTGATGATGATGTGAGAATTTTTATCACAACAAAGGAAGATGTCGAAGGTGCAGAAGTCGATTCTATCCGTAGAACTACGTTTGAAGCATTTATCGGAATGCTTCGTCAGCATGGGATTGACGAAAGCCATTTTGACGAGCTGCGTTTCAATGCAGATACAGGAAAATTACACGTGCTCTGCGACGGCGAGGATGTTATTCCTCCCTGTTATATCGGGAGGTTTGCAGAGGTTGACGAAAACGGAGTTATCCCGGAAGAGAATTTGCCTTGCTTTAACAAAAGCAGCACGTTATTTGCAAACGGCGCACCTCTTTATGGTACCCGATTTGTTGATGTATCCGAAAACGGAGAAATCATTATCCGTGAAGACGGCAGCGGTGATTATTTGCTCACTGTCTTGGAAGACGGAACGGCTATGGCGATCAAAGTAAAAACTCACGTTTTAGACACTCTTGAAAGTGATAGTGAAGATGATGCTCTATCGGCAAAACAGGGAAAAACGCTCGGCGGGTGGATAGGAAAAGTAGCAGAACTGCTTACAACGGTAAAAACAAACGTTGTAGGAGCAATCAATGAATTGTTCGAAAGCATAAATGCTCATAAAAACGCCACAAACAACCCTCACGCAGTTTCAAAATCACAGATAGGGTTAAGTAATGTCGATAACGTGAAACAAGCCGCAAAAAGCGATTTCGAGGCACACACAGGCAACAAGAATAATCCTCATAGTGTTACAAAGTCGCAAATCGGACTTGGTAATGTCGATAATACCTCCGATGAAGAAAAAGAGGTGTTGTCTGCAACAAAATTGAAGAACGCCAGAACTATCAACGGAGTATCCTTTGACGGAACTGACAATATCACAATTGAGGATCCGACAAAAATCCCGCTTTCGCAAAAAGGAGCAGCTGACGGAGTGGCTGAGCTTGATACAAAAGGAATTGTCCCGGATGAACAATTGCCGAATTACAACAAAACACCGAATGTTTATGTTGATGGCAAACTTATTTATCCTGTGGCTCTTTTCGATGTTGACGGCGAAGGCTCTTTTTATTTGCGTGAGGATGGCAGTGGCGACTATCTTCTTTACATTCCTCTTGATGGTATTCCGAGGCTTAAATACATCGGAAATGTCGTCACAGATGATGTAACCGGTGTAAGCTACAGTTTCGCTATCTCAAATGGTGAGGCTGTCTTAAAACAAATAATATAAAAATTGGAGGTAATTTTTATGAACAAGAAAAAGTATGCACAGTTAGACGAAACCGGCAGAGTGAAATTTGCTATGTTTGCGTCTGACGAAGAAGCAGCAAACGCAGGCTTTTTGCCGTATGAGGAAACCGAAAAGCCTGAAACTCCCGAAAACGTAATTCCTCACAACTATACACGTTCCTATGAGGAACAGGAAGGCAAAATCGTACTTGTTTGGAAAGCATATCCCAATTACGAGGCGATTAAGCAGCTCAAAGAAAAACTTGCAAGCACAGATTACAAAGTAATCAAGTGCAACGAGGCTTCTCTGCTTGGCTCTCCTTTGCCGTATGATATGGCAGAAGTGCACAGGGAAAGACAGGAAATCAGAGACGAAATCAACAGATTGGAGGCGTGTGAATAATGGATATCAAGTTAATGACACAGGCGGATGGTAACAGTTTGAGCAATCTTGTGTTACCTCCAAACAATGAGCTTATCGTGGATGACCTCGGTAAGCCTTCCGTAATGGTTAAAATCCCGAAATTTACCTATGCAGATTTAGGACTTTCAGGAAGTGGCACACATCCCGCTTTTATCGTCAACGGAAAAGAAGTGCCGTATATCTACATTTCAAAATATCAGAATATTGTAGAAAACGGCAGAGCATATTCGCTCCCGTACCAGAGACCACATCACACAGTGAATTTCGATGAGGCAAAAGCATTCTGTGAAGCGAAGGGTAAAGGATGGCACCTTATGTCAAATGCTGAATGGGCGGCAATTGCTCTTTGGTGTAAAAAGCACGATTGTATGCCTTATGGAAACAACAACTACGATTACGGTGATTATTACAACACCACAGACAAAGGTGCTCCTATGCCTGAAAAAGTATATTGGGATCCTTCAAATCCGAACGAAGACGAGTGCGATTTGATTCCTTACACCGCAACAGGATCCGGTCCGAAGAATTGGTTTCATAACAACGATTTTTCGGGCATTGCAGATCTTAACGGCAATGTGTACGAATGGGTGTCGGGTGTAAGAGTAAATGCCGGAGAACTCCAGGTAATTCCGAACAACGATTCTGCTATGGGTGTTGACGAAAGTGCGACAAGCGAACTTTGGAAAGCAATATCCCAGGCAGGCGCTTATGTTGCACCTGGAACAAGTGGAGCGATTAAATTCGGCTCTGGCGGAATCACAACAGACGGACAATTCAAATCCGCTACTGCCGCAAGCGGTGTAACAATTCCTACTCTTGTAAAGGCTCTTGCATTATTCCCGAACGATGCAGCTGATACATACAGGGATGATTACTACTATGTAAGCACATCTGGAGAGCGCCTGTTCTATCGCGGTGGCATCTTCAACGACCTCGGCGGCGCGGGCGTGTTCTACTGCCTCGGCGGCGGTCGCTCGTCGGCGTACGACTATCTCGGTTTCCGCTCCGCTTTTGTAGAACTGTAATCTGGTTACTGTGTTCTGTTATCCCCGCCGATAGGCGGGGATTAGATTTTTAAAATTAAAATAACGTATTCCGTTATTTTATAACAAAAAGCAGATTACAGAACAAAATAGTGTTATAATATAACAAGTCATATTGAAAGAGGTGGTTAAGATTGAGGAATTAAAAATCCTACAAAAAATCTACGATATGACAAAGTATGGTTATCAAGCATTGGCTCAATATCCGAAATCCGAGAAATTTGCTCTTGTGGTTGATATAAAGCGAT